CACTAATCAATATGGTGGGGGCATTGCTTGTCAAGGACCGACTGCTAATATCACACCATTTATTACTCATGCTCGTAATGAGAAGGATCCATTTGAGACACATTACATGGAACCTCAGTATGACAACAGAGACTTTGAAGGTCAGTTAGTAGAAACTCAAAAGGTAGTAAAGAACTGGCCATGGGAATCTTGGTATGATGATAGAACATATACGAATGCAGATGGTGAAACTGTTCGTGCCTTTGAAGATGGTCAGGATATGACTATCCGAACAATGGAAATGATGGGTGATGGTGTCCCCGATAATCCTGGTCGTGAACTCTGGCAGAAACCAGTAAGAACTGGTGACGCTAGAAACTATAGTACCAGTCTTGGTTTATCCGCAACAATCTCTTTCCCACTTGATGGAGGACTACAAGAACGTTGTAAGCAAGCAGCAGATACTCAGATACAAATGCAGCAACAGTTGATTGCTAATAAAAGATTAGACTTTGAGATTGCGAGACTTAAGAATTGTGGTGAACTTATGCAGAGGGGAATCAGTTTCCATCCCAGAAGTCCTTATTTTAAAGTGTGTGCTGATGTGGTAGTTCAAAATGTAACTACTGTCAAGCAACATCGTCACTCTATCCCTTCGGTTTCAGTGCCGACCGTAGGATCTTTATCGCCCGGTTCCGGTCGCGTTGCTCCGCCTTCCTCTCAGTCGCAGACAATACCGGGGGTTTCTTACCCCGTAAGGCAGCAATCTTCTTCACAACCTTCTTCGTCACAGGTTTCACCACTTTTAACAAAAGGTCAGCAAGAGGTTTTGCGAGCAGTGCCGAGGTCGTTGCCACCACAGCAACTGCAACGGTAGCAGTTATCATACCTGCTGATGGTATGTTTTGGACAATCTGATCAGGTATATCTAAATTTTCAAATACAGGGAGACATTCTTTTCCTACTGTCTCATACCTAGTAATCTTTTTATTACCCTCTAGGATTGTTCCTACAGGGTTTTTTAATTGTTGTGCTCTATCAGGACACTCTACTTTTTCAGGAGGTGGTGGTGTATTTGTCTTTGACTTTGGTGGTGTAACTTCTTCTACTTCTGGTGCTTTATATGGTGGGGGTGGTGGAGATGTTGTTTCTATCGTTAATCTACGAGGATCATAATCAACTGGATTATAACTAGGAGTTCCTGCATCACAAAATACCTGGACACCATCCTTGTCCTCTTCTTTTAGAGTTGTATTCTGACTACTATCTCTATGCGACTCAACGCATCCTGGTATATTAACAATAGGAACACCCACCTGTGTAGACACGGGTGGGTAAATTGGAACTGCTTGTGAAGGTGTCTTTAACCAATCAGGTGTTTCACTAATGAATAAATTACCAACTTGCTTAATTCCAATATCAATATTACCTATTTGGATTTCTGGAATCATTACTCAACCAGAGTGCCATGTTCTCTACGAATGACACGAAGTGCTTCAAGGTTCATATCTTTGGTGCCACCATCATATGCATGAGCATATCCTTCTTCAATCATTTGCTCGTTAAGGGACACGCTGTCGTCCCCAATGTAAAGCCACCCCAGAAGACGACCGTATTTGCCAGTACCGCCAACAAGTTCAGTCCTAACAGACAACTCATCATCACCAGCCAACGTACCTTCGAGTTTCTCTTTGAGCCAGTTGGTTGCGTCGATTCCAAGTGCTTTCTCCTCTAGGTTTTTGGTCCTTTTCTCTGGCGTATCAACTCCAGCAACTCTAACTCTTTCTTTCTTGTATAAATCAAACCCGAGGTCGATAGTAACATCAATAGTATCACCATCAAGGACACGGTTGATCTCCGTCACTCGGAAGTTGTAGCAGGACTTCCTGCTTGGGGGTGTCATCTGTCCCATCTTTTAATTCTGCAAACGCTATCCTTAATATGTATACGATACAATAGAATGCTCCTGCAACTGCAAGTATCACCATAATGATCACTGACCATACAGGATCATTTGGATTATCTAGGGGGCGAAGAAACAGTTCCATCTTTACTATTCACACTAGGGATTAATTGATAAGATAATTTATCTCTCAGTTTATTTACACGTTCTTCATCAAATTGGGAAAATTTTCCTCTCTTCTCTACATGTTTATAATAATGTAAAGCATTTTGGATGATTGTAAAATCTTCCATATCTAATTCAAAATTCATTAGCAATCATTAAATACACTACCAACTGTAGAACCAACAGTAGAACCTACTCTACCACCTAAAAGTGCTACCCAACCAGCCGCCAACCATCCAACATAAGGAATGCCAATTACAGCAGGAACACCAACACCAGCAGCAATACTAGTTCCTGCCATTGCACCTTGTGACCGTGCTCCAGCGTCCGCCACGATACACTCTATTTCTTTTGCAGACTTTCCCTCGCCGTCTACAGCACCTCCTAGATTTCTAGTGCCGTCCATAGTGTATTGATCTCTGCGCCACTCACGGCGACTTTCGTTACCACCACCAAACAATCCTCTCTTCTCTTTATCTAATGATAGAGATTTCTGTGACTCAAGAACAGCAGGATCGTTTGCTTTATATTCTATACTATAACCTTCTTTATCTGCCTCAATCTTGTATGAGGAATAATCTCCCCTCGGAAAATTAATAACTGGTGCTTCTGGCACTCTGGTTGCTTTAATGATGTGTCCCAGAACACCGATATGTGCTACGGCAACAACACCACCAACTCCTAATGCAGTCCATTTAAAGAAGGTCATAAGATTACATCTGATAAGGTTTTTCTGTTGAAGCAAATCCAATTTGGATTGGTGCTTGTTCGATACGAATAGTTTGTGCAGGTGCAGTTTGTGCTGCTGCAGCAATCAATCTTTCCATATCTGCTTTACTAATACCACCACCATTGCCATTACTTTCTCCTGCTTTCTTTGCTGCCTGAACACCAAAAGTCGCAAGCACCCCAGTAAAGACACTCGCGATAAAAGTAGGATCTAGTTTTTGTTCAGGAATTCCAAGTGCTGGTGGAAGTTTGATGTATGCCAACGTGAGTATTCCGCCAGACCAAACAAGGATGCCGAGCCTAACAAAAGTAGACAGAATAGCAAGCTGCTCTTCTTTATCATCTGCAGCTGCCTTTATCTTTCCCAGAAGACCTTTCTTCTTGGGATCTTCTTTCTTGACTTCCTCTGGCATTCCATATGGAGCAACGCATCTCTATTTAGAAATATAACCTTCTTTAACTAGATACTCTCTAGTTAAAGGAGTTGGTTCATATTCAGTCCACATTTGACCAGCAGCACAAGCATTCAATGCATTCATAGTCATACCTTCTGTCTTACCTGCCCACATTGCTTCCTTCTCCCACGGAATTGCTCCTGGTTGCAATGCATATGTCCTACGTACCATCTCTTGCCACATCTCAGGAACACTTTCCTCCGGTAAGATAATAGCAATCAAACTATTATCAATCGTTCCTGCCATACAATCCTGTGCAGCGTGCCATCCTTCATGACGCATCACACTCATTAAAACATGAGGGCGACTCATGAATGTCTTATTTAAATAGAAGTTATTACTTACAGTATGATAGACACCACGATTTCCTACTGGAAAATACTTTTCGTCAGCAAGATATACACCCACACCAACTTCACTTAGTGAAGAGAGCATATGATTGAACTCTTGTGCCACTGAAGTAAATGCTTCAGGGTTATCATAATTTGAAGAAACATCTAACAAAGAATTTACTTCAGTCACATCATCGGTGCATTCTCGAAGAAGCATACAACCCATAGAATGACTAGAATAATAATGTTCTTTTCTAATAGGGTCTGCCATTGCAGGAGCAGCAAGACATGCTGCCATCAAGGCCATAATAAGTTTTTTCATATCAGAAAGGTAGAGCGGGTCCGGTAGTTGTGGGAAGTGGTAGAGCACCACCAGTAGTATCAGGAAGTTCTGGCAGTGCAGAATCCATCATTCCAGGTAGAGCACTAGTAATCGCTTCTGCTGCTGCTTTAGCAACATTCTCTTTTACTTGTTCGACAATAGCATCACGACGGAGATAAACAACTGTTCCTCCACCGATGATACCTGCAGTTCCTACAAATGATAGGACTGCTAAAACATTAATTACTTTTTGCATAATAAGCCTCGTAGTATTTGGCAATGCCGTTGCAATTTACATTACCTTGAGATACCCAGTCGTGAGCACACTCGTATATAGATTGATTAGCATACTTCGATTTTCTTGTGTTGTCAAGTTCAGTGCCATACCTACTTAACAAAATAAGAAGAGCTTGTTCTCTGAGTTTGAGTTTCTCTTTACTATATCTCCAATCATCAACCATGAATATTCTCCGATCCTCCTTGGAAGTTTTCTGATCCACCAACTGGGTCTAACTGAGTTGTAGTCTTTCCACACCTGGTTGCCATATCATACATCACTTCATGGATGTTGTCAGGTTCTTTGGGGTCTTGCCATTCAGGACGCAACCACCACCCATCATGGGGATCGTCATTGATGTGTTCATACTCCAGTTGTTTTTCTGATTTCACGGGTTCTCCAAACCAAGGATCATTTTTTAAAACTTTTGGTGCAGGTATTCCTATGAAACCATACCCTTGAGTAAGGTGTCCTGGTCCACATTCAAATAGAGGTGCTTCTAAGTCATCAATGGTACATCTAACTTCTTTCTGTTTAGTAAATCCAAGAATACCTTTGAGAGTTTTAGTGAGGTTGGTGCCAATCATACCAATACGAGTTTGTTAGAGTAGTTATAAGCATAGATTTCACGGTTCCCTTTAATCCCCCAACCCAACCAATAATAGGCAGGAACCATATACTGAGAGATACTTTGTCCATTACCTTCAAAGTCTGGAAGGACTTTTTGGAAGATAGGTTCATTAATCATATAACGTGTCTGACACTCAAGAGTGCTAGGGTCACAATCATACTTATCAGAGAAATACCTCAACCCCAAATAACGGTGTGTAGAGGTCCACTGAATGAGTCCGTACCCACCCCTATGGCAATCATCGTAAAGAACTCTAGCACCTCCCTCGCAAATGTTGGAATGGAACTTGCTTTCTTGTTTAATGTTACCCAGGATCGTTGCCAAGGCATTTGGATCTGTGATTCTTGTTTTGTCTTGTAGTTGTTCAAGGACATACTTTTCTTCTGGTGAGCATTCAGGACACTGCCAGGAGGGTTCGTGTGGAACTACAGGGATGCTGACAACATCTTCTTTAATTGTAATTGGTGCGGATTTAGAGGCACAGGATGCACCAAGAATCCCTAATGCAAATAAGGCAGCTAAACGGCGGAACATTAAAAAAGGAGCGTATTGCCCCTTCATTATAGTTTATTCGGTTTTGCCTGTCAAGGTGACGGTGCGTAAACTGGTTGCATCAGTCCACCACCTGGTCCGTCATTGTCATCATCAATGTTTTCTTGGGATAAACTCCAAAGGATAAATCCCATAACCATTGTTGCTGATAGCAATAACATTCACCATACTCCCGGAATGATTTGTCCTGTGACTGCATAACTACCCATTGCGGCAATGACTCCGATCATTGCTGCCCAACCATTAATCCGTTCTGCGTTTTCGTTCATTTGTTTGCTCCTGTGTTTTGTTTGTAATAATTACTTTGCTACCATCGTGACTGAACATCAGTTCATCATCACAGTCCCAACAAAGTTCTTCAAATAAGGCGTTGAGTTTCTCCATGTCATCATAGAGAGCATTGGGATCAGGCATAATAGATTAGAAGATATCTTATCTATTCTCCTTCACTCAATACAAAATAGAATTTGCTTTGATCTACTGGTGCATTCTCATAAGATGAAATGTCACCATACTGTTTGTGGTCTTTGTAACCTACCATGCGACCCTTCGTATTTTGAAGAGCAGACATGAAGACTACGAAAAAGAATACTGCTGGCGCACCGACAAGCAGTGCTCCTCCAATTACATAATAAGTCAGAATTTCAAGTAGAGAGTTTTCCATCAGTAGGTTTCTGAAAGTTGTTCCACAGTATAACCGAGCAGACAGAAAAAAGCAACTGTCGTGACGGTGAAAATAACTTCAGTCATCAGAATCCGAAGACACCAAAGAAAAATACACTACCGGAAGTAGCATAAGAGATAACAGCAGCAACAAATCCAAGCATAGCAGTGCGTCCATTCAATTTCTCCGCCCTTTCGGCATATGACTCATATCCATAACGCTCAGCATCGGTCTGAGAGACATACATCTGGGGTTCTTTAGCGAACAGATTCTGTTGTCCGCGATCGTTCGTTGTTACAGTCATGTTACACTCCGTTATAAATCTTTACATATTATATAGGAAACATAAAGTTTTGTCAAGTCAGTAGTCATCGTTTCTGCCATACCTGGTACAGGTCTTTTTATTTTCTGCTGATGATCTACACCACTGTCTCACATAACTATCTGCATCCTGCTCCATAGAGAAGTGGGCATGGTTATGCAGTGTCCCTATCAGTGCTATCGTTCCCAGCAACATAAGGGAGGTCAGTGTCCCTGGATTCGTTATGAAAGTTATGAGATACTTTTTCATAAAAAAAGGGGATGCCGTCGCACCCCCAGTATAACATCTAGATGTTTATGTGTCTATATGAACGATCAGAAGTTGTACTTGACGCCCAACTTACCACCCAGACCGAAGTCATCATCGTCTTCAGCGGTCAGGAAGGAGAGCTCACCATAGACTCCGAGGGCATCGGAAACGGGGACGCCAACACCTGCTTTACCAGAGAACTGGGTGTCAGTTTCTTCACCGTCAACAGCGACGATGGCAGGACCAGCCTGGACGTAGTAAGAAGCAGCACCTGCTTCTCCTTCAAAACCTACGTGAAGGTCTGTCGTGGCAGAAGTGTAGTCATCGCCAACCCAACCAGCATTGGTTTCGACGTTGACGTAGGGACCTGCAAGGGCAGCGCCAGCAGAAGCGAACAGAGCAGCGGAAGCTGCGAATACAGATTTAAACATTTGTTTTACCTTTAGTTACTTGCGGAATGGATACCCGCAGATGAATAGGGACTCGACTGTCCCGTGTTATGAATACCCTTTGTTATTTTATGACAAAAGGTTAAGTATTTATACTACTCGAAGTTTCGTAGTATGTCAAGTGGGTGGGGTTTCACTACCTTGTTGTTGTGAGTGATGGGTAACCCTACCCAAATATGGGTCATAGTTCATCCAGTCTCCAATATTAACACTGGCACCTTGTTGTTGCCAATAGTTTGTGAGAGCAGCATGAGGACCCTGATGAAAGACCCCAATATGTTCTTGATGAATCGTAGAACCGAATTCCAGATTATACAAGAACAATGGAATGGTATAAGTCTTTCCAGTTTCCAAAATTACATCTTCGGAAACTGCTCTGGGAACGACTCCGTTATCCAGTTTGTATTTGTCACCACGGATGTGATGCTTGATTATTTTAGCAGCATGGTGGCGAGAAATCAAGTAGGCAGCAGCAGAAAAATCATTGATAAATTTCAGATGCAGTTTAACGTGAATGTCTCCCGTTGTGATCGTGGTCATCTGAACACAGTCCCAGTCATAGGGAAGGTATCCAATAAACTCACGCCAAGTGAAATTCCAATACTTCACTGTGAAGAAGTCTACATCATCTTCAAGAATCATGCAATACTCATCATCAGTCTCCTCATAGAAGTGCTTAATTGCCTTGAGATGCGACATACAACATCCCAACTCAGCAGGACTGACGTTATCAGGAACCTTACCCTTCAGATGCTCAGAAGGATCATCCTCCCTAGCATCGTATCCAGCAATTCTAGTATGGGTTTTAATATCCCAATACTTAAACTGCTCCTCCATGAAGAATCTCCGATTCTCATCGGCATCTAGATTCAACCAATAGATTGCGGGGAGTCCTTCTAGTTTATGGGTGGACTTATTCTTGTCCATCTTACTAAATTCGTGTCCATCCATCGGGCGTTACGTCTTTTGTATCGTGAATTTTTGTATAACCCTCAGCACCAAACCACTGACGGGGAGCAATTACTTTCTTATCTACATTAGCAGAGAGCCATGCCCCCCACCAAGAGAAAGTAGAATTAGCAATGATGAAATCCTCACAAAGAGACATCAAACACAGGTCAAGACGATTGTCTTCGTTCTCAGAAATCATAAAATTATTTCCTGAGAAGAGTTCTTGCTCACTACACCATGCAGGATCATCAGAGAAAACAATCACATTACGATATACCTCAAAGTTCGACAATGCTTTCTTGTAATAATCAAGAGTACATGGAGGATGATTAGCAGAGTTAGTCACATAATCAGTGCGGCGAACGTGCAATGCAATGGGATTCTCTACATCCTCCATCATTTCCTTACAAGGATTCAAAATCGCATCCTTAAAGGTAAAGTCTTGACGAATCTCATCTTCAATGTGCTTGAAGTATTTTTCTGTCTGGAAGTATCCCTGCAAAACTACATCATCAGGACACTGGTCAAACAACTCCTTGTCAAAGTGAAAGTGTCTTTCAGCAAGAGTAGGTGCCTCATATATTCCAGTCCTAACTTTCAGATCGAAAGAGTCAAATAACTCTGTCCGAAGCATGTTTCCAATACCATCATCCATAAAGTTAGTATGATATGAAATCATATAATCATATCCATGATGCCTAGCAATGCCCTTTAGAGAGGCATACTGGAACATCTGATTGGCAAGTCTGCCCATTCGTCCAAGATTATTAAATCCAATCATTCGACTTTTGCTTTCTGAGTTTTAAGGTACTCCTGTGCATCATAATAGTCGGAAAGTTCTTGAGTGTCAAACTTAAGAATCATCTCATACAGGTTTTTATTGTTTTCAATATATGGGTTGGTAAACCAGGAGTTAGGAGTTCTCTCATGCTCCATATGATAGACGTTTCCATCATATCTACCAACATTATATCCAAGGAGTTTGAATCGATGATACCTTTCATTATCTTCATACCCGTAGGCAATGAAGTTCTCATTCTCTAGACCACCTTGAATATATTTTTTAGTAGAATAGAACTGACAGAATCCATACTTAGCATCATATACTTTAGATTGCTCTAAAAGAATACTCAGATCGTAATCGTTGTTAATGAACCTAGAGACTAAATCATCGTCAGTGAAGATCTGATATTGCCAATTACCATCACCATAAGGATAGACCATATCATAGGTGCCATCCAAGATCATCTCTTCACATTTTTGGTAGGATTCAAGGGGGAGAAGAATGTCACAGTCATAATTAACGACAACAGGAGTCTTTGTCATCATCACCATATCATTGAGAAGTCTAGTTCTATGGAAGAACTGATCATTGTTCTTCTCAAAGACATGAATCAATCGCTTACACTTCTCTTCACCTACACACTCTTTAATTTGAGATAGTGCAGATGCCTCAAAAGCAGACTCCGAGTCTGACTCTTTGATAATAAGAGTGCAGTCAGTATTATCAAGAAGATATATCGAACTGACCACCACGTTTCGCAATCGATCAAAAGATTCGATTCGTAGTGGCACGATAAAGGTAGTATTACTCAGCATAGTCTCTTGTCTCCTTGTGCTTTTCAGTTACGTATTCTAACTCCTTAGCGTTTGCTTGCCAAGACCCATCAGGGTGTTCGCAGATAATATCTAGTTCCAAATTAGATGAAACTCTATAATCCCCTTCTCTACTACAAACACAGATGTCATCAATAATATCAGGCATACCATGAAAATATCTCATCCTATGATAGAACTCTGTGTCCATCAACATCTTACATTCAGGGTCAAAGTATTCTAGGCACTCTCTTCTCAATGCAACAATAGAAGGTCCACCCATAAAGTTCTGTCCCTCTAAAAGATGTTCAGACCAACGTGGAACCATGGGACGATAGAAGTTTTGTCCATCAGACGTATGAGAGAATCCTGTCACTATCCATGAGCATTCACTCTCAGTGAATCGATTACGAATCTTTTCCAACGCAGCATCGTCAGTGAACAAATCATCCTGGAACATAATTTTAATCAGGTCACCAGAGCAATACTTTAGTGCGTTGTTAGTGTTAGCAGGACCGTTCCCTCTATCATAAAAGTTTCTAATGTATGTTACAGGAAAAGTACTGGAATACTTATCGCATACATTAAGAATGTCATTGTTTTGTGATTGATCAGAAACAACAACCTCTACATCTCTATATGTCTGGTTACTAATAGTATCAAACATCTCGGTAAGAAACTTTGCACCAAGACCACTCATACCATAAGCAGGGATAGCAATAGAAATCATCTTAATGCTGTCCCAACTCTCTTTGCCATCCTTAGGAAAGTACTCTGTTTACCCGTGTCAAAGGGGTTAGATAATGATAAAAGAATAAAGTCTACCACTGCTTCCTTGACATGTTCTGCACCTCTCTCAACATTGAATACAGAGTGCCTACCATCATCATCGGTGTATGGATGATGCCATTCTCCTTCAGGAATATACTTCTCAGTTTTATGGACCTTCTGATAAGAGAATGCGTTAGGTAACTCATTAAACCTTGCTTCAGTATCAGGGTCATCAGAACATACAAAGAACTTCTTATCACCTGTTTTTGCAACTGTCTGAATCCAGTGGTCAACATCAAACGATTCGATGTTTACAAAATCAGTCATACGAAGATGAATACCATAGTAACCCTGCCGCAATTCATTTTCATCCAAGAACTTACCAACAGTGGCAAGAACATCGTCACTAAATTTAAGGTCTCTAATAGTCTTCTTGATTTCCTCCTCAGGAATCCAATCATATAGCAAAGGAGTGTAATAGAAGATTGGGTTATCCGAAGAGTTTACAAAGTTTCGGAATGACTCAACATTCATATTACTTGGTTCCATCCTACCAGGACTTCTAAAGAACTGTAGATAGGATGCGTCACATGAGAGAAGACTATATTGTTCTCCAATAGGATAATATTCTCTAATGTTTGTATCAGTTGCCTCAAGATCATTTTCTCTGGAGAAAAGTTCATAGAACCTTGCTCTACACATATTTGTGCTAGGCCAACTTACCGTGACTGGTAGATTACACAGTCTCGCTAGTGTAATGCCACCAATCAAACCACTATATCTGTTACCAAAACTGCCATCGCAGCATACATGAAAATGTTTCATCACTCACTCAGGTCATCAATGTAAAATGCTTCTGTCTCTTTTTGGAAGTAACCAAGGACTCTATTTCTGTCTTCAAAAATGTCAGACCAGTCATCAATATTCTCTTTATAGTTCTTCTTTTTCTTGATATGAACTGTAGTCAGTCCCCAGGATTCAGGACGATGAAGTACAGAAATGTAATCATCTTCATAAGTAAATCCTTCGTTACCATGCTTATCAAACAGTTCAGTGATTCCAAAGAAGCGACCTACTGCAACCTCAGGACGATCCCACTGAATACCGTTCTCCTTAACTTCAGGAACCCAGGTAAGGTCATGCATTCCTGCTGGCCAGTTAGTATCATGGAAGACAATATATCCATCCTCCTCCATATGATCCCACCAATTATAGAGTTCTGATGCAACCTGAGCAGCAACGTGAATAGAATCTACAAATAGAAGTTTTACAGTACCATACTCTTCAGTATCCCATGCCTTACCGACACTAGAACTATCACCCTGAATTATTTTATAAGTTGGATATTCGCCAAGGTCAAATCCAAGACGCCTGAACTAAGTATCAACTCCATAGACAGTGTTGTTTCTCTCTACAGAATCATAAGTCATGGTAAGAGAAGACACGCCATAGTCAACCCCAAGGTCAACAAAGACATTATTCTCTCCACACTTGTCTACTACTCTTGCAAGTTGATAGAGGTTTGTTCCAAGGTTACTAAAAACAAAATTCTCTTCCGTTGAGAAGTTCCATCCACCATAGTTACCGGCACGAATGCCTTTTCCAATCGTTACTGTCATGTCAGAATCCAATTTTTTCGTTTTCACAGAAGGGGTAATTATTTTTAGTCAGATAATTATAAAGAACTGATTTATATTTGGAGTTTTTTAACTCAGGAGTAAGCGAAAGAAACTCTTGTACGACATATTTATCCAGGTATGGATATCTGGTCTCAAGACCAAAAGACCCTGCGACGTGTTCTTCCTTTGCGATGTATGTTTCTTGTGAACTACCATAAAAAGATGCCCAAGGAAAAATAGTTGAAAGGTCATCAGGAAATAGTCCACCAAAGTTACTGTGAGAATACTTTTTAGTCCCACCGAAACCGTAGTCTGAAAACAATTCATCTGCTCCAGAACCAGAGAGATAGATTTTTCTTTCATCTTTTTTTGCCAAAGTGCAGACAGCAACTAAACTTCCTGCTCCATGGTCATCCTTAATGTTCATATGATATTCATTATAGTCACTGGAACTAGAATGAACAGTATTCTTAAATGGTTCTACTTTATCAATCAGATACTTGGTAAGTAACTGGCGACCAGGACCATACTCATCGATAGTAAACTTTTCATACTGAGATTCGCCACTGATAAGGTCATGTCTACCAGTAAGCACAGGCATATTCTCAGTGCCAGTGATACTGTATGCTTTATATGGGATGTCTTGCCGTCTCAATTCACATGCAATAGAACCACTATCGTATCCACTAGAGAGTCCGATAAAGATTTTCTCTCGAATACCCTTAGTCCTCTTACGAATGGACTCCGCAAACGCAGTATTCCAATCATCAAAGGTAGTCTTATTCTGAGTCAAATCAAACTTAAACACTGGACCTTGGTCCAAAACCTTCAGAGTGTCCATGTCAAGGAGCATCCTGGTGTTTGCAGGTATCTTCTTGATATCAGTAAACCCAAGGGCAAGCAGGGCAGACTCAAAGGTCGCTACACCAATCTTACCTCCATTGATAGCATACCAAATCGGTTTAGTGGCGAAGACATCTGACGATAAAACAATACGTTCGTTCGCATAATCCACAAGGCAAATTGCAAACTCACCATCCAACATATTTGGAAAGTGAAATCCATGCTGCAGATACTTTGGAATAATACATTCACCATCGGAGTTGTAGTGCTCCATGGCGTTGTAAATCTCTCCATTGTATACACATGCAATTTGCCTCTCCTCATTGAGGAAAGGTTGTGGAGTGAACTCACCACTAATACTAAGAAGATTATGGACAAATGTATATTCACCAACTTCTACAACGTTAGTACTGTCTGGTCCACGATCTTCCATGTATCGGTTTACATAGTCAAGATCTTCTATTTCTTTATTCGTAAAAAGAAAACTACACATTAGATAGAAAGTTATGAACTCTACGATGATTTGAATTAATTACTTGAGGAAGAATTTCATTTTGCATAATACCATTTGCTCTACCAGGCATAATGGTGGGTTTGATGTTATGCATATCCATAGCAAAAGGAAGACTCAATTGATCTCTAGAAGAATACTTACAAATAATCTCCCACCATGTTAGCATAAGTTCTTGAATTTCCAAACTGTTTCTCTGAATTCTACAAGGCAACTCATACAAACCATTTTCTTCAGGATAACTACGTGACTGATAAAAATTCACCTGTGATTGAACGTGGTATCCTTTATCAAATTTTATTCCTTGAATGATATTTGCTTCAGCATACACACAGTTCCTTTCTGGGTGTTTGAATAAAGCGATATCACTATCTTTCAGATATTTTTCTACAATCTCTTTCGGATCCATCATGACTGCGTGAGTAGAATCAATCCAGATGTAGTAATCATATCCAGGTACAAAAAGATGAGGTAAGACCTTATAAATCTTGGCATTCCTTCTGTTTGCATACTCTCTATCAATAGAGAATTTCCTCAATGTCATTGGAGTCCATATAGAATCCCCAATTAACTCTTCCTCTACAAAAGCAAAGTAGTCTGCAGAATCATATTTTACATTAACCTCTGCTGGGAGAGTAGCACCAACAGAAGCAGTTAAGACAGCAATTTTCATAACTCAATCCAGTTTTTGTTTTCAGGGACAATATCAGAGGTGTCATGGTCATATGCTTTACCAAACCACATCTTAGGAGAAATTAGTTTACGTGTTCTATCTTTCTGAAGATAACCACCCCACCATGATAGCGAACTGTTGGCAGTGATACCACCATCACACAGAGACATGAGGCACAAGTCCACAAAGGGAACCAGAGCACCATCTTCATGCGTATCAGTTGACTCTGACATGTTAAACCTATCAGCAGAGAAGAACTCCTGCTCTTTACACCAATCAATAGAATCAGAGAAAACAATCACAGGAGTATCTTCTGGGAAGTGCTCAAGTGCCTTCTGATAATACTCAATAGGTTGGAGGGGGTGATGATCTTGAAGATTAGTGTATGCCCATTTGAATCCTCTCTTATCTGCTAAGTTAGGGTCACCCCTACGAACATGCAACATTATAGGACGAGTATCAAATCCACTCATCATTTCTTCACAAGGTTTTACAATTTCATCATGAAACTGCAAGTCATTCCGAATGACATCTTCAATCTCAACAAAATACTTATCTGTCTGATAGCAACCAAGCAGGTTCACATTGTCAGGACAGTTGTCATACAGGTTCTCATCAAAATGAAAATGTGCCTCCTGAACCCCTTGCTGGGTATTCAGAAAAGCAATGTTCTCTTCTTTGATTCCATCCAACTTAAAGCATTCATGAACACCGTAGTTATCAATACTGTCGTATGGGGGAGGAAATACAAAGTCAAATCCTTTATGTGCTGCAATGCCACGGAGAGAGGCATACTGAAACAATTGATTGCCTAAGCGGCCACTGTTACCAAGTCCGTTAAATCCAATAGTCATTTGTAATTCTTTTTCATTTCATTATACACCTTTCTAATACCAACATCAATGGTAGTTTTGGGAACCCACCAATTTAAAATATAATTGTCTGCTTCATTTCTCTTATCCATCTGAACACTATCTTTTGCTAGACCAGGTTTAATCTCAACATCATAATTACCATCAACAGCAAAGCATCCTTTAATAATAGAGGCAACTTCTTTAATTGTCTCTGATCTAAATGCTGTAATGTGAAGAGGATCCTCTGGTTTGAAGTCAGTATAGTTTTCCATAACCGTCTCCAATGCTTCACAGCAATCCTCAGCATAGAGAAACTGACGTTCTTCAGTGCCATCGGTCAACATCTCAAATTGACCCTCTTCAAACCCTCTACGGATAAAGTCAGTGATGACATGTGCTTTCTCCATGTCCTTTTCAATTCCATAGACATTCCAGAACTTAACAGTCAGTCCTTTGAGTGCAGTAGTATGCAGTTCACCGACACGTTTCATCACACCATAAGGAGAGTAAGACATGTTACTCATTTGAGATGAGGCAAAGACAAATCTCTTCTTAAATTTTCCAAGTAAGCGAAACGTATTTGCCATCATGCGAGTGTTGTTATTCACAAACTCAAATGTATGCTGATACTTCTTCAGGTAACGTGAACCACCCACATCAAAAGCAAGAAAGAATACAAAATCAGCGTACTGAATTGCATTCTCTACTACAGTGTTGGGTGTCACTCTCAAATCATATTGAGCACCATTTACAATATCAACATTAGTTACATGATGTCCTTTATCTTTTAAGTAATCAGATAGATAAGCACCGATCTGTCCAGCAGATCCTAAGATTGTAATATTCATTCTTCAGAATTAGCAGCAATTTGATCAGAAATCCAAGCATAAGTTCTAGCAATACCTTCCTCCAGAGTCATACTATAGTCCCATTGCAGTGCTTCACGAATCAATTCGTTATTAGAGTTGCGTCCACGCACACCCAGAGGACCATCAATATGAATCTTCCTTACATCCTTACCAGCAACCTTTCCAACAGTGTCTACTAGTTGATTGATAGTCACCATCTCTTCAGAACCAATGTTTACAGGTCCAAGGAAGTCAGATTCCATCAGGCGACGAGTTGCTTCGATACACTCATCAATGTAGAGGAATGAACGAGTCTGTTCACCATCGCCCCAGACCTCAATAGCACCACCGTCTTCAGGTAGATATGCTACTTTACGACACATTGCAGCAGGAGACTTCTCCTTACCACCATCCCAGGTGCTATCAGGTCCATAGATGTTATGGAAGCGAGCAATACGAACGGGGATACCATGGTTGCGATTGAACGTTAGATATAGACGTTCAGAGAACAGTTTCTCCCAACCATATTCAGAGTCAGGACCAGCAGGATAAGCATCACTTTCCTTGAGTCCAGGGTTGTCCACATCCATCTGAGCATACTCAGGATACATGCAGGCAGAGGAGGAATAGAAAATCTTAGTTCTGTTCTGTTCAACCTGCTTATTCAACTCCAGTTGACACTTGAGCATGTTAAGGTTGATAGCAGCAGAGTTATACATCACCTCAGAGTCATTGTCTCCAGAGAAGATATAACCAGCACCACCCATATCAGCAGCATACTGATAGATTTCATCAAAAGGTTCTACAAACTTCTCTGCCACATTTGCATAGAAGTTACCCTGATATCCAGAGAACCTGATGACACGACCCATCAGACTGATGTCCGTAAGATCTCCAAGGATGAACTCATCAGCAAGAGTAGGAGAATATTCTGGACGCTTGATATCTACACCACGTACCCAGTATCCCTCACTCTTGAGACGGCGAACCATATGACTACCAATAAATCCACCAGCACCACAAACAAGTGCAGTCTTTTGTCGTTCAGACATTCTATCCTCCAATAAATTCAGAAATTTCGTGTTTTACTCTAGCATGAAAGTCCCAGTATTCTTTGGACTTTCCGTAGTTTTCTTCTACTACATCTACACGATCATCATAAAACTTCTCATCAAGATTGTCAAGAATATCCTTGAGTTCTTCGATAGTATTAAAAATAATCATGCCATCGGTATTGAAATAATCACCGATGTTCGATGCACCCCAATAGATTGGGATAGTTTTAGAAGCAAGGCAATCGATCAACTTTTCAGTAATCCAGTTATCTCGCTGCTCGTTCTCTACAACTATGTGATATTTAGCAGTTTCAAAGAGAAAGTTCTTGTTCGGTGTTCGCGGTGGCGACTTGTGCTTGACAATACTAAAACCATTCAGGTCCTCTGCCTCTTGTAACCCCTCCCAAATTTGCAGACGGAGTTTATGTCCAGGGGCCCATCCCTTATTACTGGTGTTAAAGGAACAAATCTTCTGTTTGTTTGGTTTGAACTCATCCCATTCAATCCAACAGCAACCAAAGATAAACTTTTGAGCATTAGGAAGGTCTAGAAGGTCTTCCCTCCAGGTAAGAATTAAATCAAACTGTTCTGCGTTTGCTCTTACATTATTGGCAATGTCAAGAATAGAAGGTGGTTCACATAAAACCAATACATTTATACAGTCTGCTTTCCATGCGAGTGCATCATAGGAAATATGAACCTTCTTCTCAAACTGACCATCTGTGGACAGTGTTCCACTACACTCAATATCATACATTTGGAATTACCTCGTTCAAAATTTCAAGAAGTCTATTTACTTTTCTGTCAGTTACGAATTGACTATTACCCACGTACAATCCATTCTTATGTAGGATCTCTACGTTGGGTTCCTCTCGCTGAGTGCAGAGTTCATACTTCCTAAATGCAGGATGGCGAAGAAGATTGCCACTGATAATAGGACGAAACTCAATTTCATTAAGCATCAAAGTTCCCTTTACCTTTGCAACACACTTCTCATCAAAAGGAATAATTGGTAGAGAAAAACTACTATTACCCGGTTGATACTGAGGTGTTCTGAGTCCCTTATGAAACAAAACACCGTTATAATACTGACGGTAATTTTGTTTACGGATTTCGATATTCTTATTAAGTTTTTTTAGTTGAGAAAGTCCTAGAACAGCACAGATTTCATGGTTACGGAAGTTATATCCATCCGTCATGAACAAGAATGCAGGATCAATATCAGGGTTTTCTGTTACATATTTGTCACGATTAAAGTCAGATTCCCTTGCCATGCCATGGGATCTCTTCATTCGCATCAAATCATAAAGGTCTGGATTGTTAGTGCAGACCATTCCACCTTCAACAGTAGTGATATGATGTCCAAAATAAAAACTAAAAGTTGATCCAGCAGATAGAGTTCCTCTCTTGTTTAGATTAGAATCTTGAACACCATGAGACTCACAAACGTCTTCAAGAATCAATGCGTTAGGAAAAATATCCTCAATCTTCTCCACATCAGAGGACAATCCAATCAAGTGTGTGACAAAAACTACCTTAATATCAGGATGTTGAGTGGCAACATACTTCAATTCTTCGATATCAAAGGAGAAATTGTTCAGATTAATGTCACAAAAGATAGGTTGTAATCCATTTTGAATGACTGGACCAACATTAGTGACCCAAGTCGTAGCAGGAACTAGAACTTTGTCTCCGTCTTTAAGACCACAGAGTTCTTTGATAGATGCAATCAAAAGAGAGTTGGCAGTGCTACCACTAGAAACATAAAGAGAGTAATCAACACCCAACCACTCTGCCCACTTCTTTTCAAATTGACGAACCTTAGGTCCATTTGTCAATCTCGAACTAGTGAGAAGAAATGCTGCCATTTTGAGACGATCTTTGAAGGTAATCGTCTCTTCCATCAGAGGCCAAGATTCAATCATGTGTTTTTCTTCTCCAACTTGTAGTATTCATAAGTATTTTTCAATCCCTTTTCCAGGGAAGTTTTAGGTTTCCAACCAAGATTTTCTAGTTTTGACACATCAAGAAGTTTTTTCATCATACCATCTGGTTTATCAGTGTCCCACTTTATTTCCCCTTTAAACTCAACCACATCTTTAATGATGTCTGCAAGTTCTTTAATAGAATAATCAACGCCACTTCCTACATTGATTATATCGCCATCATTGTAGTTAAGCATCAGAAATACACAGGCATCCGCAAGATCTTCAACGTAGATAAATTCCCTTCTAGCGACTCCAGTCCCCCAACAGGTAACACTATCATCAGATGTAGAGAACTTAGATATCAAAGATCCAATAACATGTCCTGTACTGGAGTTGAACTTATCCTTCGGACCATAAACATTACAAGGTTGAGCAGTGATAAAGTTACAATTATATTGCTTCCGATATGCTTGGCACAGTTTAATACCAGCAATTTTAGCGATGGAGTACGCTTCATTAGTAGGTTCAAGATGTCCTGATAATAGATACTCTTCCCTCATAGGCTGAGGACATTCCTTAGGGTAGATGCATGATGAACCCAGGAACAAGAGTTTCTTTACCTTATATTTGTGCGAACACTTGATAATATTGCTCTGAATAGAAAGGTTATCAAGTAAAAAGTCAACAGGATGAGCAGCATTATCCCCAATACCACCACATTTAGCTGCTGCTAAGAGCACGTAATCAGGTCTTTCCAACTTAAAGAAAGTAGAAACCTGATCATAATCAGATAAATCCAACTCCTTTCTCGTCTTTAGAACTAGATTTCTATACCCAAGTTCACCTAATCGTCTTACGATTGCAGATCCAACCATCCCAGTGTGACCTGCAACGTAAATCTTGTCACTCATATGCATAACGACTGAATCCTCCCGATGTAAGAAGTTCATCTCTTTTAGCAAACTCGATGTCCTTATTTACCATCTCTCCAATCATCTCATCCAGAGTAATTTCTGGTTTCCAACCAAGAGTCTCTCTTGCTTTGGTTGAATCACCAAGCAAAGTCTCAACTTCAGCATCCCTAAAGTACCTAGGACTAACACTAATTACCACATTACCAGTGTTTTTATCGATTCCAATCTCATTTACACCCTCACCTTGCCACTGAATATCCATTCCAAGGCACTTACCAGTGCGCTCACAGAACTCTCTAACAGTGATTTGTTCCATAGTAGAGATCACAAAGTCATCTGGTACATCATGTTGCATCATCATCCACATAGCACGGACGTAATCCTTAGCATGACCCCAGTCACGCTTAGCATCTAGGTTACCCAGTCTCAAAGTCTTCAGAAGACCAAGACTGACCCGTGCAAGGTCCCGTGTAATCTTCCTAGTGACAAAAGTTTCACCTCTACGGGGTGATTCGTGGTTGAAAAGGATACCAGAACACGCAAACATACCGTATGACTCACGATAGTTCTTAGTAATCCAGTGAGCATATAGTTTTGCTACCCCATATGGAGACCGTGGATAGAAGGGAGTAGTCTCTTTCTGAGGATTTTCTTGCACCAAACCAAACATTTCTGAGGTAGATGCCTGGTAGAACCTAGTCGTTTTCTCCAAACCAAGGATACGAATTGCCTCAAGGATACGAAGAGTTCCAATCGCATCACTGTTAGCAGTGTACTCAGGTGTTTCAAAAGAAACCTTCACATGACTCTGAGCACCTAGGTTATAGATCTCATCAGGTCGAATCATCTGAATCAAACGAATCAAATTCGTAGAATCAGTCAAATCACCATAGTGCATATAGAAGTTTTTACTTCCATTAAAGACATGATTCACTCTATCAGTATTAAATGAAGAACTTCTTCGTTTAATACCATGCACTTCATATCCTTTTTCCAAGAGTAACTCAGCAAGATAAGAACCATCTTGCCCCGTTAGTCCCGTAATCAGTGCTCTTTTCATACGTTCATTCTACTATCTCAACATTATACAAAAAAAGACAGGTTTATGCAACCTGTCTTAGAGGGAACTTTCATGCACGCCACTTGCTCTTTTACCTGAAGCAAGAAACAGGGCGGGAGTGTTACCTCCATCCGCACCACTTACTCTTAGGTAAAGTAAGAAACCTCAGAGATCGCCAAACTTAGCAGGAAATTCACGCTTGAGTGCAGCAATCAGTTGCTCTACTCTTGCAGCATCTCCACCGCCACCGCCGCCGTCACATTTTTCATGTGCTTTCGCTTCTAATGCCTTTACCCTTGCTTCGATTTCTACATCATACTTGGACATTGCTGCTCCGCTTGCAGACTTTGCTGCTTTTCCTTGAATTGACATTTTAATAAATTAATAACATCTTTTTTTATTTAGTTTTTAGAGGGTCTTATGACTCCACCAGTTCTGTTAAAGTCCATCCGTGACTTTGGGATCATCCCGACCAGGGCTAGTTTACATGACATACCGAGTCTTTGATATAGCAGGGTTTACCTGTCAACCACTTAGGATACTCTGCATCTTCCATTGCTAGAAGGCATTGTGCCTGGTTGTCGAACAGATAAACGTCAAACCATCTACGATTGTAGTAGTCTTGCTCCTGTAATCTATAATCAGGTTTACCATTGAGTTCAATGATACCCTTTTCAACAAACCTAAAAGGTCCACGTTCTAATAGAACTTTCATGCTTCGACTGCTTCAAGATCGACAGAGATTTGTTCCATCAAAATATCATAATCATCAAGGGCATCACCTGAGAAGACAACGCCAGTGTTTTCATAATAACGACGGACTTTTTTGAGAAGTTTCGGATTCTTCACATCCAGGAAGAACTCTCCATTTACCGCACCCTTAAGGGTTTGGATGTCTTTCTTGAACTTAGTAGTCAGTGTCATTGTTCCGTTTGTTGACCTTAGTATTATAAGGGTTTGACAGGGTTTCTGTCAAGTGCTTCCTGTGAGGATCGAACTCACCTTAGGCAAATTATGAGTTTGCTGCATTCACCAGATTGCTAAGGAAGCAAATAGGACTGCTGGGAATTGAACCCAGTTTACCCCGTTATAAGCA